AATTCGTCGCGCTGGCCATCCGTCACGGGGCCAGGTTGTCCAGGTCCCGGGCCTCACTGTTGGTCAACGTCTTGTTTTTGATCCGCATGTCAATCATCAGCGCACGCGCCTGGGGGTCCATCCGCAGCAACGCATCCGTGTTCAGCTTCACGAAACGGGGCTGCTGCAACAGTTTCGACAGATGCGTTCCCGCTTGAACACCGCCGGCCCCAGATACATGATCAGGAACTCCAGGTTCCGCTGAGTCATGTTCGCGTAGGTGATGTTCTGTCCCGACACGGCCGCGTCGATCAGGTCTGAGGGGCAGCCGAAGAAACGTGCGATGTCGGGCACCGTCGCCTGCCGGGCGTTCAGCCACTCGACCCCGGCCTGCTGCGCCTGGATCATGTCGTACTCCCAGTCCTTACCGTGGACCAGAAGATCACCATTGGACATGACGTCGCGATACCACTGCTTAGCCGTGTCGATCTCTTTGGGCTGAAGCACCCGGCCCGTGTGCTTCATCCGCGCCTTGGGCACGGCCCGCCACCGAACCAGTCCAGTGCGAAGTCCTGAAGCGACAACGCCTCACCAATCGACCACGCCGCATACGCCAACGGCGACAACCCCACCGGGATCCCCGGCACCGGGTACTGCCGCTCATGCCAGATCTTGCCCGCCGAATTCGGCCCCGACCACCGGCCCCGATACTCCGTGTTGTCGATCTTATACAGCGGAACCGGATCACCCTTGCGCTGGATCACAGTGGTGGCCGACGCCGGAGCCAGGTCGATCCGGGCCGGCATGTTGCGGCCATCCCACTCCGTGATAACACCGATGATGTTGCCCGACTTATCGAAGTCGTGCTGCGAGGCCCACATCCACTCGACGTAATCCCACGCGTCACCACCCGGCGTCACCAACACCGGAGGCTTAGGCACTGAGACATTCAAATCCAGCCCGGCACCCTGCACCGACCGGAACGTGTCACACGGAAACGTCGAAATCAGATCCGCCCGCAGCCGCAGACACGCCCACATTCGCGCTCGACCGCAGCGCCGTAGCATCCGACACGAACGCCGAACCGCGCCGCGACGTCGCCCCCCGAGGTGGGATCACACCATCCGGTGTCGCACCTGAAACTCGCGCTTGCCCAGCAGACCCTGCCACGCCCCACGGAGTCCCACAGCGCCCCACCTCCTGTCAACCCAACGAACTGGCGATATCGTACGATGCCCCGGCCCAATCAACGCGATCTCCAGCCCACATGGCCAGAGACACCGCCCGGACCGGCGACATGTCAGCGCCCGGCGTAGCCTCCTCAACCTCCACAGCTGTCCGACTACCCGCTAGCCGCTTGCCCCAGAGAACGGTCAACCTCGGGTTGTCCCAAATGGCTCAACCGGCGCTGGGGGCGTACCTCAGGGTCCTCAGCATCAGAATCGTCGTCACGGGCCGCGTAGAGGCCCGTCGCTGACACTAGCCGGGCATGGGCCTGCGCCACCTCACGCGACGTCGGTGTCAGGACAGGAATGTCACCCATCGACTCCTCCTCCAACGCCCGGCGCAGCGGTTCAATCAACGAGCTGGCCGCCCCCGATGGGTTGATCGCCACCCCGGCCACATCCGCCCTCGCGCAGATCTCCACCACCCGGGCCACCACCCACTCAATGCCCACCCGCCGGTCAATCAGCTCAATGTGGACCCGGTCCACGTCATGCTCACGCAACCCGGCCACACCAATCGACGCAATCGACTGATCCGTCGTCGCATCCACCGCCAACGCCACCACGTCATCCGCCGACGACTCCGGATCGGCCAGGCTGTCCCACAACGTACGTGGCACCACCTTCCACGACGGGGTCCCCACCAGTGGCTCCTGCGACAGATACTCCGCCTCAAAATCGGCCAGGTTCATCCCACCATCGAAGTCGGCCGCCACCGACCGCTCCAGGATCGTGTGCCCCAACGCCGGCATACACGACCACCACGTAGCAGGGTCTGCCGGATCCATCCCCGGCTGAGCACCGAACTCCACATAACAGGTGCCACGGCGAATATCCGCATCCACCCGAGCACGGCCACGCTCGATCTTGTCCCCGCAGATACGGCCACTCATTCGGCGCCCGACGCGTAGGCCCCGGCACCATCGACACCACCCACAGCTGCCGCCACGGCCGCGTCAACATCGTGGGCCGCAAACCCAGCTCCGTACGGCTATCCCGCCGCGACCACGCCTCATCGATGACACCCAAATCCAACGTGTCACCCGTACCCGCAGACGACGCCGTACCCGCACCAGGCACCCACGTAGACCGATTACTGAACAGCATCTGCTCCAATGTTCAGCCGTAGCCGGGCCTCAATCAGCGACCGTACCAACGCCGACGACTCGATCCGCTGGAGATGAACATCACGCCACTTCGCACGCGCCCTGCGCAGCATCCTGCGCGATATACATCGTCCGCTGCGGCCAGGTGGTGCCAGCCGCACACCCAGCTCCGCATTCACCCACTCCGTCAACGCCTTATCGAACGCCACCGAGCGATGCGTCATCAACGGAAACAGGAACTCCGACTTGCCCTGCTGCCGCATCACCACGAGATCCACCTCGTCATAGGCCAACAGCCCAGACGCAGGATCAATCTCCAACGCCACATCAGCCAGCGCCCGCTGCCAAGGCTGAACGGTTTACCCAACGCAGCAGACACAGCAGACAAACGCCCGCCCAACGTTGGCCGCTCCGGAGACCGCGCAGTCATGAACCGTGGTCGCAGCTCCGCCCTACGGACGTCGGTCACGGAGGAACTTCTCAGGCACACCGAACAGTCGTGCAATTACACGCGTCGTCAGCTGATACTGGTCACACTGATATGCCTTCTGCCAACGCCACCGCAGCGCATCCCGGCCAACGTCGTATGGACGCACCCAGTAGAACAGCGCCCACCACCGCACCGCCAGCCACTCAATCATGACGTCTCCGGTGTTGACAGCAGCTCCGCTAACCGCGTCGCCGCATCCACCTCGCCGCACTGCGCTCTGTCGTCAACGCAACCATCGTCGCCCGCAGCTCCTGCGCCAACCGGGCAGCAGTCGACGCACCACCATCATCGCCACGCCCATCCATCACTCGGGCCAACCAGAGCGCAATGTTCTCCAGCGAACGATGCGCAGGATTCGCCGTCTTACCCGACGCAGCCAACGCCTCAAGGTCCGCCTTCACCGCCGCCAGGATCGGACCATCCACCGCAGCGACAACCAGCTCTGCATCATCAGGCACCGGACCCACCTGCGACATATCATCCAGCCGGGCATACGCAGTGAACTTCCACCCACCACGCTGAAGATCCTCAAACTGTGCATCCGTCAGCTCGTACGCATCCTCCTGCGCCTGAAACCTCCACATCAGTCAACGTCCGCTGACCAACATGCTTGGCTTCGTCCCGATCAGCACCGCACCCGATGGCCTGATCACATCGTCACCCGCCCCGCGTAGCGGAACATCCGCAGCCCATCATCACCACGACGACACAGCCCCGCCGGGAACGCTCATCCGGCCACGCCTCATAGACGTCAACCTTGGAGACGCTCGATATAGATCACATCAGGGTCAAGCGTCGCCGCACCCCTCGCCGCGTCGACCGGCACCGGGAACACCCACCGATCCTTCCCACGGTAGATGTGATGCGGACCAGGATGCGGTGTGCCCACCTCCATCACCACCACCTCCAGGTGGCGACCACCGAACCGCACCGTATCCAGATCATCGAACACACCCACGGTCGCCAGTACTGGCCACCCTCAACCATGCCCTCGCGCAGCACACCATCTGATGCCACGCCCGGATCCGACACCACCAGCAGCTGCCCACCCGACACCACCAACACATCGTGGTCAGGGAAACCAGCCATGCATTGCACGACGTACCCATTCAGCTCATGGCTGCTGACCAGACGATCCGTCTGATAGATGACCTGATCACCAGGCCGCAGCGCCAGCCGCCGCACCTCACCCACCATCATGGGCTGCTCATCCTTCGTCGCCATCTCGTCCTCCTCGGGGACTATTGAACTGCGATGATGCTACATCCCTTACACACCACACATGTAGCACACCCACAATCCTTACGTACCAACGCATCCAGCCCACCAACACACAGCGTAACGCAGGCGCCGTTACTATCAGCGATGGCCACCAATCCATGCATGACTATGCACCACCAAAAAGTAGCAACCACACGACCAGAAACCGCGCGACGCATAAAACCCCAGGTCAGACGCTCTTTTTAGAAAAGATCAAGCCCAAACCCG